ACTCACGTACTTGATAGAAAAGCAGACCTTGATAATGGAAAAGTACCTAGTTCTCAATTACCCTCTTATGTAGATGACGTAATAGAGGGTTATTATAATACGACAGATAACAAATTCTACGAGGACGACCAATATACTACAGAGATACAAGGTGAGCGTGGAAAAATCTATGTATCGCTTGACACAAATAAATCTTATCGTTGGAGTACGGTATTTATAGAAATAAAAAGTGGTGGCGCTGGTTCATTAGAGAGACAGATAACAGCTGCAATAGATGTAGGCGGTGTAGACGCTGGCGATACATTCGCACAAGGCACCTCTTATGATGATATGTGGGATGCATTACTTAATCCTACGCTCTACCCTACATTTACTGATCCTAGTGCCAGTTTAACATATGCGGCAGATGCTTATTATGAAGTAGGGGCAACCATCCCCGCAAAAACAGCAACCGTAGCTTTAAATAGAGGTACTATTAATCCAGCATATGGAACATCTGGATATAGATCTGGCGAAGCTACTAATTATGCGTTGACTTCTAGCGGTGCTGATACAGAATATAGCGATTCAAGTGCAAGTTCTGGAACGTTTTCAGTAACTGCTCTTACAAGAGCAACAAAAGGAAGTATTACATTAACTGCAACTGTTTCGTATGCAGCCGGTGAACAACCTAAAGATAGTAAAGGTAATAATTATGATAGTCCTCTTGCGGCTGGCTCAAAGACTACAACAAAGACTATGAATTTTATTCAAGCATATTATTATGGTAAATCTGCTTCTACAACAATTTCTGATTTTACTGGATTAACAAAATCAGTAACTGCCAAAGGACAGAAACAGTTTAAATTTACTACAAATAATGAACATATGGTTATGGCGTATGATAGTTCATATGGCAATTTAACGAGCATTTTAGATCCTAATGGATTTGAAACCATATCTGGTTGGACTAAATCTACTCTCACGGTTGATGGATTTAGTTATTATGTATACGTAGCTAATTCAGCAACAACAGATACAAATGCACAGTTTACATTCAAATATTAATTAAGGAGGTATAATACAAAATGGCTATCAATATATCACAAGCCTTTCATAGAACATCTGCCAATCCAGTGGATGAAACTATGGCATTAACAAAAGCCCAAATGCTTACTGTTAATGATAATCTTATGCCTGCTTATTATTTAACAATATGTCAGGATGATGGAGCAATATATTTATACGACAAGTCAGCAGCCGCAAGTGTGGAAACTGGCAAGTTTTCGATATTCGAAGGTGGTAAACAAATTCAGGTAGAGGAAATACCTACTGCTGCTACAGAATATGTGGGCGTAATATTACAGTATATTGGCGAAACTGATACAAATTATATAAACGGATATTTTTATAAGTGTGTAGAGGATAGTTCAACAACGCCTAGCACATACAGTTGGAAAAATGTAGAGGTACAAAATGGAACTATCTCTATGGAATTAACACAGTCTGATTATGATAATCTCACAGAAGAACAGAAAACAGACGGAACGGTTTATTATATAACAGACGCAGAGGTATTTACTACGGCAAATGCCCCTTGTGGCTTTACGCCTATTGGTACAATCATATCTGTAATGGGTAATAGTGCCCCTCGTAATTACCTTGCTTGTAACGGACAGATAGTCAATATTGTAGACTATCCTGAATTAGCACAGTATTTCGAAGAACAGTTTGGCAGTAAAAACAAATTCGGTGGTGATGGTACTACTACTTTTGGTATTCCAGATTTACGTGGTGAGTTCTTGAGGGGCACGGGAACAAATTCACATACCAATCAGGGTAATGGTGGTAACGTAGGTGTGCATCAAGATGCTACAAATATACCAAATTTAGTTGTTGCGAGTAATGGTGTTATTTATAGTGTAGGCACTTCATATTTAGAGTCTATTAATACTGACGGTGGAATAAAGGGGTTTTCAAAAACATACCGCTATAACGGAACATCATCAACATCAGCGACATTACCAACTGATTATAGAATAGATTATAATATTCGTCCTACTAACACATCCGTTCTTTATTGCATAGCAGTCAGAAATATTTATGTAGATGCAAGACTTGATTATTCAACGGACGAAAAAGTAGTTGGTACTTGGATAGACGGAAGGACGTTATATCAGAAGACTGTAGTTATTGACGATTTATCACAAATAAATACTACCACTCGTAATTGGTACGAGGTTTATAGGTCTGATAATACAAATTATTCAGAGGTGTTTATTAATTATAATAGTACATATTTAAGTGTAGTTGATAGCGGACAATTATGGTCGATAAGTGTAAATGAGTATTTGAATGTAGGTACTCCAGATGCCTATATTTCTTTGCGTTCGTGGATCGGAACAGACGGCAAAATAAATGTGAGTGTTTTAAATTCTGGAAATACGCCTATTTATTCAAATAATTATTCAAATAAAAAATTATACGTCACGCTTCAATACACCAAAACCACGGATTAAGAGGAGGATTAATTAAATGGGAGTAATCTATCATAAAAAGAAAATTTATGGCAATAACCCTCTTATTGAGACAATAGGTATAGGCGGTGGATATGCACCCATAGGTACAATTATTGCATATATGGGTACAACAGCACCGCAGGACTATCTTGCTTGTGACGGTAGTACTTATAACATTACCGATTACAAGCAGTTAGCAAGATTTATCGAGACACAGTTTGGCAGTATTAATTATTTTGGTGGAGACGGTACTACAACATTCGCAGTACCCGATTTACGTGGAGAATTCTTAAGGGGCACTGGTACGAATAGTCATGAGAATAGTGGTAACGGTTCTAGTGTAGGTACACATCAGACGGCAACAAAAATACCAAGAATTGTTACGGCAACAGCAACTGGTGCTCCAATTACCTACGGCAAAGCAATTGAACCTACATTAGCAGATTCTATAGAAAGAAGTACTGAAAATAAATATTATTACTTTCCTGCTGGAAGTATATCAGAAGGAACGGCGACTACACCTGTTAAAATATTTTCATCCCGTCCTACCAATACCTCAGTTCTTTATTGCATAAAAGCATTAGTAGCAGGAGAAGTATATTCTACGGAGGAACGTGTTGTTGGAACGTGGATAAATGGAAAACCTATTTATCAAAAAACTATTGTTGATACAATGCCTACCATATCAACTAATTTTTCGCCCGTAACTAAATATATAGATGTAAGTGGTTTACATATAGAATATTTTAAACTTATAGATAGTGAAATGTATATGGGTACTGGTATTTTTGATTTTCCGTGTGCATATCAATTAAGTGGTAATGAGGACGTAAGTTATGCACGCATTTATTGGGAAAATGATAAAATATATGTACAAGGTAATAAAACAGCAATGTCTGGCTCAACTTTTTATGCTACTATCCAATACACCAAAACAACTGATTAATAGGAGGATAAATTAAAGTGGGCAAAATAATTAAAAATAAAATACCATATACTAGTGATGCAAATACAATATCATTAGAATTAACACAAGCGGAATATGATGCTTTACCACAAGCGGAAAAAAATAATGGTACTGTATATCACATAACAGATGCAGTTCCCATTAAATCACAATCTGCCGTATGTGGTTACACTCCTATTGGTACAATTATATCCGTTATGGGTAATAATCCTCCTCGTAATTATTTGGCGTGTAATGGACAGATTGTAAATATACTTACCTATCCAGAATTAGCAAATTACTTTGAAGAACAGTTTGGTAGCAAAAATTATTTTGGCGGAAATGGAACTACAACATTTGGAATTCCTGATCTTAGAGGAGAATTCCTAAGAGGTACCGGAACAAATTCACATACAAATCAAGGATCAGGTGCTAATGTAGGTGTGCATCAAGATGCAACTTCGCAGCTTTGTACATATACTTCATATGCTAATTCGAGAGTACAAAGATATACACCTAATATTACAGATTATCCTAGTGACTGGTCAAATGCAGATAACCAATATTATGCTGGTACTCCTGGTGGATATAAATTAGATTGGAATGGTACACAATCAACTTATCCGACAGCAGGTAGTAATTCATATACATCTCGTCCTACCAACACCTCGGTTCTTTACTGTATAGCAGTAAGAAATATTTACGTAGATGCTCGTTATGACTACTCTACAGACGAAAAGGTAATAGGAACATGGATTGACGGTAAGCCGTTGTATCAGAAGACTTTTGAAGAGACATTTACTGAATCTATTACAGATGGTACAGTAACTCGTCATGGTATTAATTTAAATACGTTATCTATTGAATTTTTACGAAATGTTGAAGGTGTGATTGAGACAGATAGTACTAATCATTATTTTAATCCAATGGTAGAGGGTTATAAACCGTCTAGTACAATGTACTCAATGAGATGGTATACTGGCAATAACAATGGTAATTATACATTGTTTTTAGAAACAAACCGTAGTACTATATCAGGAATGAAGTATTATATTACAATTCAATACACCAAAACCACGGATTAAGGAGGATTAGCAAATGGGAAAAATATTAAAAAATGGTATAGAGTATACACCAGATGCTAATACTCTAACCGAATCTCTTACAAGTGAGGAATATCATTTGTTAAGTGACGCAGAAAAAATGAGTGATACTTATTATTTTGTAGAGGACGAAACATCATTTAATGAGGACAATGCAGTATATGGTTATACACCCATTGGAACTATCATACACGTAATGGGTAATCACGCACCTAAGAATTATTTGGTGTGTAATGGACAGGTTATCAATATTGTAGACTATCCTGAATTAGCACAGTATTTTGAAGAGGAATTTGGTGCTATTGATAAGTTCGGTGGTGACGGTGTTACTACTTTTGCAGTACCTGATTTAAGAGGTGAATTCCTTAGAGGAACTGGAACTAATAGTCATACGGACTGTGGTAACGGTGCAAGTGTTGGTACCCATCAAAATGGAACTATTGTGCCTAATATTTATACTGGTACATCGGTTGGTTTACCAATAACTTATGGAAAAGGCGTTGGGTTACTTAATAGTGATAAGGGTATCGGAACACCGTCAACAACCTATTATTATACAAATAATTCACAGGGTGGTAGCGGTTCTGTAGCGGCTACATATGCACAGTCTGCGGTACGTCCCACTAACACCTCTGTCCTCTATTGTATAGCATATAAAAACATCTATATAACACCTGAAAACTTATATTCTACAGATGAGAAAGTGGTTGGTGAGTGGATAGACGGCAAGCCGTTGTATCAGAGGGCTTTTATTGGTAAAACACCTACAGCTGCAAATACAGGTGAGACATTTGCTACATTTGGAACAGGAGCTATATATGCTAATGCTCATCTTGTAGGTGGATATTGTACAGATGGTCAAAGTTATAGAAGTCCTAACTCTTTTGGTTGGGATATTTGGTTTAATGCGTCGGGAATAAGAAATTCACAGTCTACGACATCTTGGCTTGAGAAAGACGCTATATTAATTGTCCAATACACCAAAACCACAGATTAAAAAGAGATAAATCAAAATAGCTTTAATAAATGAACAAAAAACATAATTTATTAAAATAAAATAAATAAAAGCGATAATGGATAAACCACTATCGCTTTTATTATTACAAAATCTCAATTTTCAAAAAGTGTGCCAGCCGTCGGAAACGATATAAGAACATAACGTAGACAGCAGATATGGGGCACATTCGACGTGACCGAAAAGAAATGTCACATAATCGAATTAAATAAGGTTGATTTCTCCCTATTTCTTCAATCTTATGAATATATTATAATATATATTTTAATAAAAATCAATTAAGATCTTCTATATACATTTAACAACAGAAGATTAGGAATATTCAGAAAGGAGTGCAATATATGAATAACACAAAACAAGTAACTAACTTTACACCAGAAGTTACTTCAGCTATGCAAGAAACCATATCTGTTTATATAGGTAATAAAGAATATGTTAATGTCGATTATTATATTCTTCCTATATCAATTCTAACTGGTTCTGCAAGCACTCCTATAAATAAATTAGGGTATATTTGTGAACCAAGAGGAATAGATTATCCCATTGCTATAACTGCGGGAAGTGAAAGAAAACTCATTTACATTGGGAAAACAGGTATGTTTGAAATAATGCCTGAAACTTTTTTAGATGCAAATGATGAAGAAGCAGAAGAAATAGATTGTATTCCTCAAATTACAGAAATAGAAGTTCCAAAAGGAATACCGGGCGATGTGCCTATAAAATTTAAACTTGATTATTCTTTTTCTACAAATTAAGGAGGATATACAATGTATTCTATTTTAATTAAAACTGGAATTGCTTCTGATAAACTTAGTTATTATCTTAAAAGCGATGGAGCTATTTACACAACAGATGATCTTACAGTATTAGGTGAAAAAATTGCTGAATTACTTAAGACATATACATTAGGGCAAATCGTTCCAATTAAGAATTGTGTAATTGCAAATAATATTGTAGTTACAGAAGCTTTACCTTCATAAAAATTGCGGGGATCCGTTTAAAGCAATACTGGACTGGATCTCCGCATTTTTTGATTTTTATTAAAATTTTTGTTATAATATTTATAGAAAGTAAATAAAAGGCACATACAGCAAATTATTTTTATGGAAGATTCTTTTAAAATCTAGCTCATTAAGTGCCTTGTTTAGGAGTTTGGTGTAATTGGCAGCATAGCGGTCTCCAAAACCGCAGGTATAAGTTCAAGTCTTATAGCTTCTGTATCGGGGTGTGGCTCAGTTTGGCTAGAGCGCTGGTTTTGGGAACCAGAGGTCCAGGGTTCGAGTCCCTGTACCCCGATTTAAGTTTTGATTTAATTCACAAAAGTGATTAAAAAACTTAAATCTACATAAGGAACTTTTAATAAGTTTGGGGTAGTATGTAGGTTTCAAGGAAGCTGTTAGGCGGTTTTAATAGTAGGTATGTTAAGGCAAATACTATCAACCTCATAGTATTAAATATGAACCCCGCTATATGCTGGACACATTTCCTACACTTATCTAATTTATTCTAATTTAATTATTCAATTTAGTCAGCGGGCACCTAATATGTGCCTGCTCTACCCCCTTAGCCAAATTGGCAAGGCACAGGGTTTTGATCCCTGGATGTGCTGGTTCGAGTCCAGCAGGGGGTGTTAGAAATGAAAGAGTATACAGTGGTATAGACTTTCACAAGTAAAATGTGAGAAGCATTGAGTCTTTGGCAGATGAGATAATACCCTATACAAGTAAGTCACATTAAACTGATCTTTAGAGAGATACCACAATATAATGAAAATATAATAAATCAATGGCGTAGGAATAAAGGTAGGCTAAATTTCTTTAGGTTAACAGTTGCGGTTACATCCGTTGCCGAGTCATTGATTTACATTGCGGAGGTGGCTGAGTAGGCTTAAGGCGGCGGATTGCTAATCCGTAGTACGAGAAATCGTACCGCAGGTTCGAATCCTGCCCTCCGCGTCAATAATTAAAAAGGTGAAATAAAATGAAAAGTAATAAAATACACATAAGTTGTGGTAGTATGGGCAGTGATTGTACCAGTAAATATTACATTGATTTTCCTCAAGGAATGACTGTTAGAGAATTTATTAACGAACAGTTAGCTGATGAAAATGAATGGGGTTATTTTGGAATATATGATCCTAACCAATGTTGGTTTGAGCTTGGTAATCCTTATTGCGAATATCGTAAAGGAAAAATCACATCAGAACTTTTTACTGACAAAATACTTAATTCAGTAATTAAAAATGTTGAAGGTTCAGGAGGTTGGTCAAGATCAGATTTTAAATTTATAATTTAGGGGATGCACTGGTTTCGACTGGGGTTTGAAAGTAATCAATTCGCACGGAATGATATGCACGATACGCAATCAAAACTTTAAAAATAAACGGCAAAAAGATCGTTAAATTCTCACCTCGTAGAGCTGCTCTTAAGGTAGCCTAAGTTGTGAACTTCGAGTAAGATAATTCTTCGATACCACTGCTCGATTTTAAGAATAAAAGAAGTAGAGCCTTTTTTAAGGGTTAGGTTTACTTATTCCTAAGAGTAAAAATAAGTTGGTGGAAGCCGTACAGGCCCAGTGAGTGAACACTTAAAAACACTATTGCGTAAAGATTGGTTTCGAGTAAGATTTTAGGACAGGGGTTCGACTCCCCTCATCTCCACTATCGTACTTTTATGGGGAGAGTGGTAAAAATCCACAAAGATTTGAAAAAGTAGGCTTGATCACCCCAACTACTCAAATCCGAACAGGGCAGGAGCTAGCATATACGACGCCACTCCCACCATAAAAGTACGATTTGACAAAAATAAAAATTTTTGATATAATAATTATATAAAATACAAAAGAGGTTATGAAATGGCAAAAGGCTGGACTACAATTGAAACAATTTATTCATTAAAGAACAAACCTGAAACAAAAGCAGAGCAACGCAGAAAAAGAAAGATCTTCAATAAAATGATGTGCGAAGCTGAAGTATATAGTAACTTATCTCCACAAGATAAGCGGAAAGTATCTGTAAATCTTTATGCAGAGAATAAGGCAAAAGAAGAGAGCCTTCTTAAAGCATATGAAGATAAGAAACTTAAAAGTGAAAATGCTATAAAACAGGCTGTCCGAATTAAAAAAGAGCGCGCAAAGCTTAAAAATAGTGCGAAGCAAGACAAAGAAAAAGTTTCAGAAGTAACAGAAACTACGGAAAGCACTGTTTAAAATACCCCCTTTCTTAGATTTCCTTTCGTGAGCAAATGGTGAAAGTAAAAAAGTATGAGCGGTTGGCTGACCTTAAAGCCAAATTATGCCGCAATGGCGCAATTGGTAGCGCAACTGATTTGTAATCAGTAGGTTCTAGGTTCGAGTCCTAGTTGCGGCACTTAAAGACAGGAACGGCAAATCAAATTATTGTTGAAAAAACTCAAATTAAACAAATATTTTAATGCTTAATATTAAAAATTTTTAATTCATTTTATCTTGTCTTGTATTTTATTTTTTTATTCTTTTAAGGACATACAGCAAATTTTTATTATTTTAGGATAATAACAAGAAAACAGTATGGTGAACTGTTCTTACAATGACAACCAAGTAAGCTTTAGAGGGACTTTTGATTTAGTCCTTAGTAAATAGAAATCGAATTTTTCTCTATCTTGCGTTATAAAGGTTGTTATTTTTTGTGGATGTAGCCAAGTCTGGCTTAAGGCGGGGGACTGCAACTCCCCTATTCATAGGTTCGAATCCTATCATCCACTTTTATTAAAAGAAAGGATAAATAGATGTATTATATTACTTTTAAAGATAGCAATAATAGAGAGCATTACTTTTATAAAAAAGAGCGCGGGAAGCCAAAAGTCTATACTTTTAATACGATACAAACCGCACAAAAATGTAAAGAGTTATTTCAGAATTATGCAATAGAAAAATTAATTCAAGAAACAGTAGATCTCTTTGCAGCTAGTTATGTAATGCAAGAATGTGCAAGATTGC